CGTAAATAAACCAGACGTCTTTCTCATCAAGGAGTTCAAGGAGCTCTTTGATGAGAACAGATGTAAAGGAGTTAAGGGAGACCCTAATGGTAAACTAAAATTTAGAGCCTTTAGGGAACTTGCTTATATCTATCTGATGTACGATTGGAAAACTCCCTACTCTGAGTATTCTCAGGGTGAGAGGAAAGAAGCTGCACTATTAGATGCAGAAGTTGATGAGAAGTGGTTAACTGATGCAGCGTTTTTAAGTGCTGCTAAAAAATATCAGGATCTTCAAGACTCCAGAATACTTCGTCTTTTAAACGCAGCCTACAAAGCAACTGATGAATTACGCCTTTACTTTGATACTCTTGATATGACAAGAGAAGATGCTTATGGCAAACCAGTTTATCAAGCTAAAAATATTATAGCAGAACTCTCTGGCTTAGGAAAAACTGTAGAAGGTTTACAACAACTACAATTTATGGTTATGAAGGAGAGAGAGAAGCAAAATAGTTTACGTGGGGACCAAACCCCAGGTTTATTAGATTAATGTATTATGAAAATAAACTGGGATATAACTACAAAAGAATTAGCTAGATTAAAAGAGGAAGGTACTGTTTTCTTTGACCCTTCTTTGTCTTATGAAAAAACTGGTTATCGTCCTATAACACAAACTCAAGGATTAGATTTTGACCCAACTCCTTTTATAGAAATTGGAGTTAGATATGATGCTACTAAAAAGTTTTGTACATACCCAGAACAATCTAAAGCATTTAAAGACTGGTGGATTGCACAACATAAACTCTGTGTAGATGGTGTAGAACACAATGGTTATCGTATCACCGGTGACCATTACTTTTTTCTAAACTTCTATACTATGTTGAAATCTGAGAAAGATAAAAAAGCAGGTAGTGGTCGTGAAGAAGGGAGACCTCAATTCTGGGCAGCTCACTACGAGTTCTTTCATTATATAGAATTATGTGAAGTACTTGGATATGACGCAGTTGTCTTAAAGTCTCGAGGAGTAGGTGCCTCAGAAATGGCGGCCTCTCTAGGAGTTAGGCCATATACAACAACCAAAAATTATGCTGCCCTATATGTAGCGTTCGCTCAAGGTTTTTTGGAAGCTCCGAAAGGAATTTTAGGAAAATGTTGGAAACAACTAGACTGGCTTAATCAAAATACTGGTGGTGGCATGCGTCGTGTACGTATGGGAAAAAATGATGACTTTACAAAGAAGGCTTGCAAGAGAGATAAGAGTGGAGAAGAAACTGGACACATGGCTATGGTCTCAGCAATAACAGTTGACAAAACTAGTAAGTTAAGAGGGGATCGTACTGACCGTGTATTCTTTGAGGAATCTGGGGCAAACCCAATCTTAACAGAGACTTGGACTGTAGCAGAACCTCTTGTAATAATAAATGGTAGAAGATTTGGAGTACGGATTGCTTGGGGAACTGGGGGATCAGATGGTCCTGAATTAGAGGGACTTGAGTCTATGTTTTTAGGTCCAGAAGTATATAGTGTACTTCCCTTACGCCACACTCATACACCAAAGGGAGATAAAGTCTCTACTGGCTACTTCATTCCTTCTTGGGTAACTGTAATGGATACCATGGATCACAGAGGTGTGGCCGATGAGAAAAGAGCCAAAGCCTACTATGACAAATTCAGACTCTTAAAAAAATCTGATTTTAAACAGTACTCAAAATACTGTGCAGAATACTGCTACTATCCAGAAGAAGCCCTTTCAAGACAAGGTAATAATAACTTTGATCAAGAAAAATTAGCGGACCAGTACACTGAGATAATGTTTAACAAGAGTACACCTCCTGTAAAACATGGCTACACTAAGTGGGATTATGAAAAAGTAAATGGAGTTGCTACCTCAAGAGTAAATGGTACTAAATTTATTGAAGTTCCCAATGGTAATACTCATATTCTAGAGATGCCAATGTTAGATGAGAATGGCCAGTACATCAAGGACTTATATGTAGCTGGTATTGACTCTATTGATAAAGCCATCGGAGATTCTATGGAAGCTACTGGGTCTAAATTTTGTATAACTATTAAAAAGAGAACTTATGGAATGGAAGGTGACAAGTACGTTGCTTATTATATGGATCGCCCTTACGATATTCGAGAGGCTTATGAAAAAGCGGCCCAGCTTTTAACCATGTATCAATGTAAAGCTAATATAGAGGATACTAAAATTGGAATCATTGGGTACTACAGAGAAAAGAAATGGCTACATTTGCTGATAAAGAGGCCTCGTTACGCTATACAAGGAGACCAAAGAACTCCACCTAATGCGTATGGTACACAAGGTACTGAGAAGATGATTCTCCACGCAGTAGATTTAGTCGACGCTTACATAAAAGATTACTGTCATCTAATTGGATTTATCGAGATGATTGAGCAGTTACAAAACTATAGTTGGGAGAAGAAAGGTAAGTTTGACTTAGTAGCTTCTATGGGTATGTGTGAGATCGGGGATGAAGAACTTATGGGAATTGTCCCAAAGAAAGATGACCCTGAGAATGAAGTGCATAGAGACATAGGATATTTCTATGATGAGTATGGCAGAAAGAGATGGGGTATTATACCTGATAAAGGAGCAAATGAAAAATTATTAAATCACGCAATATATGGACAACACGGCTTTTAACCTAGCAATCAAAGCGTTCTATCTTGATACATACAACGCTGTTTATCTTAGAGATGTTAAAGTAGAGGAAGCCCCTGATGGTGACCTTACTATGTATACTTGTAGGATGACTCTAAACCAAGCAGATAGACCTATATATTTAGCAGGTCAATATGCTACTATGGATGAGTTCTTGAACTATGTTCTAGTTGAATTGCACAGCAAACAATTTCCTGTTGGCATGCAGTACTTTAAGCTAATCCAAACAGACTCAGACAAAAAGAAAGAAACGCTAAATAATTCTTTGTAAAAAAGAAAAATAGTATTATATTTGTAAAATTATGAACTTATAACAATAACAATTATGAGGGATTTTAATGATTATTTCCAAGTCATTTTAGAACACGAGGGTGGTTTTTCAGACCACTCTGCAGATCCTGGAGGTGCTACCAAGTATGGCATCTCTATTGTATTTTTAAAGAATTTATCTTTGGAGGACGGAGATATTGACCAAGATGGCGATATTGATAGAGATGATATTAAAGCATTAACAGTAGAAGATTCCAAAGAACTTTATCATAAATTCTTTTGGAGTCCTTTGCATTTAGAGGGATTAGATTCTGAGGAACTTCAATTACATCTATTTGACCATGGTGTTAACGCGGGTACTAAAACAGCTGCTAAATTACTACAGAGAATTTTAGGACTAACTGATGACGGAGTCATAGGTAATATGACAAGGCAAGCAGCTAATAACTTTGAGGGAGACCTAATAGAAAGATATAAAGAAGCTAGAAAAAACTATTATGATAGAATCATAGCAAGTAACCCCAAACTTTCTGTATTTAGAAAAGGTTGGTTTAGAAGAGTTGATACAACAAAATTTTAAAGATGAATATATTCGATTACACAACTGCAGAAGTATTGACCGAGAAGGAAAAGTCCTCTGAAGATTATTTAAAAACCTGTGTAGATAGAGCGATCAGTGAACTTGTTTATGACAAGGATTACTTAAGAAAAGCTTATAACTACTATAATTGTACTAGGGACAAAGAACAGTTCTTGTTTTTAGAAGAGAACTATGGGATAGGTTCACCTACTTCTGTGGAATTCATTCCTTTAGTAAAAAGACATGTGGATGCACTAGTTGGAGAATTGCTTCAGTCTAAACTAAAACCTAAAGTTACCTGTAAAGATTCTGAGACCTTGTCTAGAATTGAAGAGGAGAAGCAAAAGGCTATATACCAAGCAGAAATGTATCGCATAAAACAGCAATTGCTGTTGAATATTCAAAGTATCTTTGGGGAAACCCCTACACAAAATGGTGGGCAACCACAAAAGCCTGAGGATAAAGCTTCGGAAGCAGAACTAACAAAACTAAAAGAAATAACAGAGCGGGATTTTATCTCTGAGTTTGAGATAGCTGCTCAGAATATGATTGAATTCTTCTTACAATCTAAAGAAATTGACTTGAACTCCAAAAGAGAATATCTTTTCAAAGACATTCTGATCGGTGGTCAGGCCTTTTATAGAACTTATATTAAACCTGGATCCCCTCTTCCTTATCCAGAAGTACTCAATCCTTTCGATGTATTCCCTGAGGTTAACTTAAACACACCTTATATAAATAAATCTAGGAGAATCGTGTATGTAAAATACATGAGCAAGGAAGAAATTTTAAATGAATTCGGGACACAAATGTCTAAAGACGATCTGGACTTAATGAAGTCCGTGAATCTTGAAGCCCAATCCCATAATGTATACTACATACGGGCCGAATCCGGAGGGATCGTCTCTAATGTGGAAACTACTATGCCTGGAGTCTACCCTTATTATAATGACCCCTTATACGGCAACAATCGCTATCCAGTTTATTACTGTGAATGGTTAGAAAATAATAAAGTCGAAGGGGACGATGGTAAGGAATACTATAGAATGGATAGATATAAAGGAGCTAGAATTGGCTCAGAAATTTATCTAGCCATGGGTAAGGATGAAAATGTTGTGCGTTCTATGGAAACTCCATATGATTGCACTCTCTCTATTAATGGGATCCAGTTATTAACTAGATCTAATAGACCGTTCTCTATGGTTTTAGCTACTGCTAACTTGCAGGATAGATATGATTTACTCCACTGGTATCGTGACACACTAATCTCTAGGTCAGGTGTCAAGGGTGACTGGATAGACTGGTCATTAATTCCTACATTCTTAGGAGCTACTCCAGAGGAAAGGCTACTAAAATGGAAAGCTTACAAAAAAGGAGGAGATGCTCTATTCAATTCTGCTCAAGAAGGAAGAGGTATGCCTATGAATACTACGTTCTCTGGTTTTGATGATACCGTCTCAGGGCAATCTATACAAGCCATCCAACTTGCTATACAACAGACTGAAGATATATGTTCTGCTATCACTGGAGTTTTCAGAGAAAAACTAGGAGATATAGAACAGAGAGATGCCGTGACAAATGTTCAAACTGGTATAAAAAATTCCGCTGTAATTACTAAACAATATTTTAACACATTAGATGGATTAGTTAAACAACTTTTAACTGACATGTTAAACCTATGTAAAATTAGTATTAAGAGTTCCTTCAAAGGATCTTTAATTTTAGGTAATAGACTTACCAGAATCTTTACTGTTATTCCTGATCATATTTCTTTTACAGACTATGATATACATATTGGAGATAGTAATGATATAGTAAGAGACATTGAATTGATTAAACAAATCACCATGGAACTTATTAAAGGAGGCCTTGTTGCTCCAGAGATTTTATTTGAAACTATTACTACTGAGAGTCTTACTGAGTTTAAAGAAACTGGATTGAATGCTGTGAAGAAACAGAAAGAAGAACAGGGAGTTACTACTCAATTACAACAACAAGTTGCTCAGTATGAACAACAAATGAAGGAACTACAGGGACAACTACAAAAAGCAACTGGGGAATTAGAACAGAATAAACAAGCGGATCTGAAACTAAGGCAAGATGAACTTGCTATGAAGAAAGAACAAGGTTCCACTAAACTAAAACAAGACAAGGAGTTTAAGGATAAAGAACTCAATCTTAAGGGAAAAATGGTGCAAGCTGAAGTATTACAATTAGCGGATGAGAATGGAAAAAATGACGAAATTAAAAATATAATATAATGGTTAATATTAAAACAACTTTATGCGCAGAAGATGCTTGTGGACTGGCAATGAACAATGTCACCGGCTATTACGATTCTCTAAATAATCCCCATGGATTCTTAACAACTACGACTGGGGCTGCCCTAAAAGAGTACAGACTAAATGATGTCTATCAGTTTACATATTTAGTAAAAAATAATTGGGATGGTACCTTCTCTAACATAGCTTTAGTAGGTAATACTGGAAAAACCACTACCTACGATGCCCTAAAAACATATACTACTCTTATGATAGAAGCTGGTATTAATCAAGAACATACCTTAGCGACTGATGGTTATTATAGTGTTTATCAGTTTGCTATCCCAAAGGAGAGTATTAAAGGAGGTGTGACAGCAGCTGCTCCATATACATATTATGTGAAACCAGATCTAACAGTTTGGCTAGATTATAATTCTACTTCTACTCAAATAGACGTTTTCAATCTTATCACTTCTTGTAACACAGATTGGAATTTAAATAACATAGTTCTATTAAGATCTAATATGGTCTCTAAATGTTACTTGGAAAATTGTTTTAACGCAGTCTTAGAAGTATTTAGTAAATATTACACTGACCCTTTATGTGCCAGAAATTCTAATAATCTTGGGCAACTCAGAGAAAAAAGAGATCTTTTGTATGCAGTAACTAATACTATTCAATATTACACTGAATTAGGTCAATACTATCAAGCTGCCAAATTAATATATGATATTTCTTACTGTAATATTTGCCAAGATTACTTAACTCCCACGTCTTCTGTTAATTGCGGCTGTCGTTAAGGCAACTCTTCAACTATCAATAATTTATTAAATCAATACTATGACTAGAGGTAAATTTCTTCAAGCTCCTATACTACAGTCTTCTACTGGATATACACAAAATATATTGATAGAGGGAGAATCAGATAGTTTTTACCAGATACTTCCCGCGCAAGAAGGAATATATGGTGAAAGCGTATCTGTGCAGTTATGTGATAATACATGTGGGACAGACTCTAATAATGAAGAGCCTATAATATATAAAGGATCCTCTGGTACATCTGGTAGTTCAAGTACTTCTGGTACATCAGGTACTAGTGGAAGTTCAGGTACTTCTGGAACATCTGGTATTAATGGAAGTTCAGGTATAGACGGTACTTCCGGAACCTCAGGCTAAAGTGGGTCTAGTGGAAGTTCTAGTACATCAG